AAGTTCAAAAACATCGGTACAGATATTATTATGGGGCTTTGGAACGGAATTAAAGCTAAGGCAATGGCGTTGTTTGATTTTGTAAAAGGAATCGGGAAAGGCATAGCTAATGCGTTCAAAAACGTCCTTGGTATTGCTTCGCCTTCAAAGGTGTTTATGGACTACGGTGTAAACATAACCGAAGGGGCGCACAACGGTATTAAAAAAGGACAGGACAAGGTTGTTGGAGCTTCAAAAGGTATGGGTTCTTCAATAAAACCAAGTTCGTCAGGTCGTGGTGGTTCGGTTGGTGGTTCAACTGTAAATGTTACTTTTTCCCCTGTAATTAATGGCGGTTCAGGCGACGTTGCTACTCAGGTTAAAAATTTAATTCCTGAATTAATTAGACAAATTGAGGCGCAAATGCAAAGAAAAGCAAGATTAGCTTATTAAATTAAATATTTTTGTATATTTGTAGCCTCTCCACACGTGAACATTTACACATTCATGTTAAAACCTCCTGTAATGGGAGGTTTTTTTATTTAAAAAAATAACTTGTATAATTAAAAATAAACATTATATTTGTCATGGATATAAAATATGTTATAGAACCAAGACGCTCTTGCATCAAAACCGAATCGTTCCACCGTTTCGGTTTTTTTTATTTTAAAACTTATATAAAATTTAGTTATATTTACAAAAATATTTTTAAATGTATGCACAACTCGGAAATATTCGTTTTGAAGGCTTAAAAGGCTTTTCTGGTTTTTCGCATGAGCGTGGTGTAAACTACGCACAACATGAATTAATAAACGGAAAGCCACGTTTACAAGCCGTTGGGGATAATCTCGACAGTATTTCGTTTAGCATGTATTTACATTCTGAATTTACCAATCCAGAAGCTGATATCGAGAATTTACGTCTTGCGATGCAAAATCGTGAAATACTACCCTTATTACTTGGTAATGGCCGTGTTTTAGGTTTCTTTGTAATTCCAAATTTTTCACAAATAAACTCTTTTACTGACCCGAAAGGAAATTTAATAGAAGTTACTTTGTCAGTTGAGTTATTAGAGAGTTTTTCAGATAATCCATTGCGTGAAGCAGAATTACAGGCTATTCAAAATTCGTTTGCTACTTCTCAAAGAAATTCAAACGTACGTTCTGTTCTGCCTCCTAAACTATCTGAAGGTATGGGTATGACTGCTGAAATATCAAAAATACAAACATCAGCAACGGTAACAGGAATTTACACAGCAAAAATTGAAGCTATCCCGAGTCGTTCAGAATATTGGAGTGGTAAAATAAACAAGTCGCTTACTGATATTGAAGGCAGATTAACCACGGTTCAATCCATATTGTCAGACGCAAGTAATTTGCAAGATTTAGCACAGGATATGCCTGTTGCATTAAATGACGTTTATGTAAGAGTTCAAAATATGAAGGCTGTTCTTCCTGTTACAGATGTGAACAGTTTTAAAATATTAAACCAGCAATTAAGCGGTTCAATAGTAAATCTAAATTCAACAAATTTAGGTATTTCTAATAATTCTATAATCAGACGTGTATAATGGCTAATTTCGTTGAATACGTAGCAAAACAGGGAGACAGATGGGATACCATAGCTTTTAAAGCTTATGGTGACGCTACATTGATTAATGGAATTATAGAAGCGAACCCAACAATAGTAATTTCGCCTATTTTAGAAGCCGGCACACGTGTAATTGTGCCTATTTTAGAGCAGGGGGATATTCAGATTGATAGTGAATTATTACCACCTTGGAAAAGATAATATTATGAATTTACCGTATATTTTAGCTCATTTCATTGGAGATTTTGTTATTCAAAATGATTGGATGGCAATTAATAAAAAAAGAAGTAATTGGATTTGTACTATTCATGTATTTTTTTACATGATTCCGTTTTTATTTACTGAATTAACTGTTATTCAATTGACTCTTGTAGCGATTCAGCATTGGCTACAAGATAGAACTGTGTTTATAGGGTGGTGGTGTAAGTTAGTAGGCTCTTTTCAAAACGAACTTAATCACAAATCATTACCTTGGGGGCATTTTGTTGTAGACCAAATATTTCACTTCTTGTGGATATGGATAGTAGTAAATTATTTTTAATATGAATGTACCAGCTCCAAAATATACTATCCTTTACAATAATAGGAATATCACAGAAGATATTTCCAAATACCTTATTTCTTTAACTTACAACGATAAAACGCAAGGTGAAAGCGACGATATTGAAATTGAGGTTGAAGATGTTGATTTACGTTGGCAAAACTCATGGTATCCGGATAAAGGTGCAAAACTAACTGTTACCATTGGAGATTTAAAATGTGGAGTTTTTGAGATTGACGAAATTAATCTTTCAGGACCTCCCGACGTTGTGACTATTCGAGGCATGGCAACAGGTATTGTAAATACTTTACGCACTAAAAAATCAGATGCTCATGAAAACAAAACTTTAAAGCAAATTGCCGAAAAAGTAGCTTCAAAAAATAACCTGACAATTCAGGGAACTATTCCTGATATTACTTTCGGACGTATTACCCAAAACAAAGAAACTGATTTAGCGTTTTTAAAGCGAATTTCTCAAGAATATGGGGTTTTGTTTGCTGTACGTGAAAATGCCATCACATTTACCTCTATTTACGATATTGAGAGCCGAAATACAAGTTTCTCAGTTGATAAATCAGGTATTTCAAGATACGATATTAGAGATAAAGCCGACGGAATGATTAAAACCGCCTCGGTAAAATCTAAAAACCCAAAGAAAAACGAGCCTGTAACAGCTAATTTGGAGTTTGAAAAATACAAATCAGAACAAGGTTACACGAGTGATAATCCTGTTAATCAGGATTCAGGAGTTACGCATACAAAAGCTGAAAATAAACAGCAGGCAGAAGCGAAAGCTAAGGCCATAATGCACTTATCGGCAACTAATCAGCAGGAAGGTAATTTGGAATTTCAAGGAACGACCCTTGCAATTGCAGGCAATAATTTTCAAGTGATTGGACTTGGTAAATTGTCGGGAAGATACCATATTAAAAGCAGTTCCCATAAGATTGATAAATCAACAGGCTACACGGTTTCAGTTGAAATAAAACGTTTAAATTCGCCTGCAAAATCAGAGCAAATAACCAAGCCTAAGAAAAAACAGCAGTCGAATAATGTTGACGTTAGAAATTTTAAATGGCCCGACAGAAAATATCCTTACGGAAATCCAACAAAAATTCAGGATTAATTTTGTGGTTTAAAAATAATGTTTATATTTGCAAAGCGAAGAAGTTCCAATGTCTTCTGTTTTTTTTACAAACTTTCAAAAGCTTTGTTGCTCCCAGCAACAAAAGGTAACCTGATAGTAGGTATTCCATTTTTGTATGTTTTTAAACTAAACACTTAATAAAAACCGAGACCTGGCCGTTTCGGTTTTTTTATTTTACCATCTATCACAAATTATTGAGGTTTTTTTATATCTTTACAAAATGCTAAGATTTGGAAACATAACCGAAGTTGATCCCGCCAATGGATACGCCCGTGTAACATTCACGGACGATAATATCGTTTCCGATTGGTTACAAATTATCACTTTGGGAGCAATTAAAGATAAGTTTTCATATACTTTTTCAATAAACGAACAAGTAGCTTGTTTAATGGATGAAAACTCAGAAGAAGGCGTTATTTTAGGTGCTTTATTTAATGAAAAATCAAATACAGACGGTGGTGGTGACGGTATTTTTAGAGTTAAATTCGATGATGATTCGGTAATTGAATATAATCGAAATTCTCACGAATACAACTTAAATATTAAAGGAAAAGTAAACATCACGGCTGAGTCAGAAGCCAATATAAATGCAGCAAACGCAAATATCGTAGCTACTGCCGAGGCAAAAATACAAGCTCCTGTTATTAAATTAATCGGAGCAGTTGCTGTTACTGGCGCAATAACTGTTTCGGGAACTTTAACAGCTCCAGGAGGTGCTGCAATATCAGGAGATTTAAAAGCGACAGGAGACGTTTTAGCGGGTGCTGTTTCGCTTAAAAATCACAGGCATACGACAACAACAAGCGGAAACCCAACGAGTACACCAATACCATAATGGCTACTAAACTAGAAGATATAAAAGCAACAAATTGGCAACTATCCACTCAAATGATTGGGCAGGTTGTTGAAGGTATTAATGATATTCGCCAATGTATGGGTATTATTTTGACTACCACGAAAGGGAGCGACCCGATGCGTCCGTTATTTGGTTCTGATATTTGGCAATTTATAGATTCACCAATAAATACTGCTGTAGCTAATATTTCGGCTGAAATTTTAGACGCAATAGGGAAATGGGAACAAAGAATCATAATCAAAGAATTGACTTATAATGTCTCAGGAAGCAGGATTGATTTTGAATTAATTGGCGAATTATTGGAATCTGGAGAAATAACGCAAATATTATTTTTCATCGATAGACAAACGCAAATTGATCCGCCATCAATGGGACGTGCATTTAGTAATGGTTTCGATTTTGGATTTTCATAAAAATATATTAAAATGGTGTATTCGCAGCAAGAATTAGATAATATTGTCAATACTCTTATAATTGACAATAATACGGGGCAAGTTTCGCCTGCAAAGATTAGGGAGGTGTTTAAGGCTTTTAGTTCTAGCATAAGCCAAACTAGTGCCACTGCTGTTACGGCTAGTACGCCTTTGAATTACGATGCATTTACAAATGTATTTTCAATATTGAAGGCAGATGCTGCTACTAATGGTTATTTAAGCAAAGAAGATTGGGAAGTATTTAATTCCTATCAATCCCAAATAGACTTAAAACTAAATATAGCTGATTATAATCAATATTTTCAAGGGAAATATGTATCATTAGTTGCGTTACAGGCAGCAAAACCAACTGGAAAAGATGGAGATTATGCTATAGTGGATGCTGGCACCGGCACAGATGCAAAGGAATATATTTGGGACGTAAATGAAGGTTGGGTTATTGCAGGCGCTACATCGGCTTCTACCACAGATGCTTTACCAGAAGGTTCGACCAATCTTT